ACCGCCTGTAAATACAACCTTAGTGCCTGCTGTTAAGCCATGACAATCACAATTAAACGTAGGTGTGCCGCCAGCAATCGTGATAGATGTTAATGCTTGCTGGTTTTGCGTGGCACGAAATGTGCCAGTCCATGTAGCATTTTGCAATATCGTGATGTCATAGGTGGCGGGATAGATCATAGTAAGTGGCGGTTAGCTCTAGTCTAACGGCTGCTCAGGCCAAACCACATTCCACGGAAATCCTTCTTGCGCTGTTACATCCCGCAACTTCTGGCGATATGTTGCCCATGTAGCCCGTAATACTGGCGCATCAGGTAGCTGGGTCCAGTCGCAGTCAGCTAGGCGCTTGTTGCGATTAGTGCGCACTGATTTGCCGTGCTCTGCATCTTTACCAAAACAATACGCCTCGTACTGTTCTGCGGCGGTATGCACCACGCCGTCTGGATCGGTGTAGTCGGTGAATACTGGGCCAGCAATGTATTTGGTGAACCACTGGCCGTTGATCTCAACCACGCCGTCGCGTTGGCTGTATTGATACGGCGGGATGGTGGTAGCTTGCGGCCCTTCCAGCACTGGGTCATAACCAAAACTGTCGATGATTTCGGCAGTAAGTTGTTGCGGGAATGAGGTGTTGCGGTTATCGGCGCGGAACTGCTGTTCGTTAACGACAGCTCCTGTGGTGCGGTTGCGGAGTTCCATGATCAAGCAATGGCGATGTAGATAAAGCTGCCACCGCTTGCATTGATGGCGGCAGGGGCAGAGGAGCTAATTTCAAAGCCAGCAGCGTAGGGGTCGATGTAGTCGGTGCTGGATGTTTCTAGGTTCGCATTATTTAAAAGTATTAAAGGGTCGTTGCCGCTAACAATTCCGCGAGCAGTGTCCCAGACGTACCAATCACCAGTGCTATCGGCGCGTTTGATGATTACAAATTTGGCACCTGCTGTAAAGCCGCAGTTGATTTGTAGTGTGGTACCAGTGCCGGTGTATGAACTGCATTTGACAATACTGTCAGCACCACTAGCCCCATACCCTCCAGCATCATGCGCAAAAGCATAGACGGCAGCCGCACCAAAAGTACCCGAAGGATTGATCGCTAAAGGATCAAGGGTGACATCAGCGCCGGAAACTGAAATAAATGAAGAACTTAACTGAGCACCAGTAGTATTTAGCTTTAATAATTTACCAGCAGAAAGGGATCTGTGCCAAACGTAAATATAATATACACTGCTAATTGCATCCGTGCCTTGCACTACAACCATTCCAAGTGTGTTAAGCGTTGGAAATGATATTGTTACGGGTGAGCTGTAAGTGTTTATTTGTCCGTCGTAAGCCTGAAAGAATTTATCTGCATTGCGAAAGGTGTAGGCAACATACGAATTGCCTGAGCGATTGTATTGATCATAGTCATAATCTAGCGTTACGCCTGATGTTGTCCAGGTGTCGACGGCTGTTGAGGACGAAAAGGGGTCGCCGGTGCTGTCTTGAACAAGTCTTGCATATTTTGTTGCAAAGCAAAAATCAGAAAATAGTGCTGCCTGAGTGTAAGTTCCTAAAGGGAAAGAGCCAGCCCTTGCCCTATACATCACCATTCCTTCATTATCGGCTAGATTCACTCCAGTAGTCAGTGTCTGCGGAGTGCTGCCAGTCCCCGTGTAAAGGTAGGTATTGAATACATCCTCAACGTAAACCGCAGGTGGTGCGCTAACGCTAGCTGCTAATGCTTTACTGTTTAACATCAGGCATCACCTACGCGAGCGCCATAAACTTGAGTGCTGACTTTCCATAACACAATCACGGTATAGCCGGAAGTATTAAGTGTCGGTGCCGCGCCTGCATTAGTCTTCCACACTACGCCGCCACTACCCCAGGTCGCATCAGTCCAGGTAATTGTATAAGCAGTGCCATCATCAACCATTAGTGTGACGCTTTCACCAGCAACCATGTTGGTGCATTTTGGTGTGCGGCTAGCACCAAGCGTTATCAGTTGAATGCTGCCATTGCCGGGATCAACTTCAAATGCAGCGCCATCAGTAATAGTAAATACATCCTCCAGGATTGTGCCAATGATGGCTGGGTCAGTAAGTGTTTTATTGGTTAGTGTACTTGTTGAAGAAATACTTGGTATAACCACACCTTCAACTGCTAATACACCAGCAGCACTTCTAGATAAAGTTGTATCGCTAGCATTTCCTAGCTCAATTGAGCCAACACCTAATGCAGTTGATGTTGATGCCGTTAAGCCACTGATAGGCAGCCCAGTGCAACTTGTTAAGGTGCCGCTAGATGGTGTGCCTAATGCACCACCACTCACTAAGTTGCCGCTTGCTGTACCTGTCAGCGCTGCCGTAATTGTGCCAGCCGTAAAGTTGCCACTGGCATCACGGGCGACAATAGCGCTTGCGGTGTTAGCGCTTACGGCAGTAGTGGCGCTATTTGATACTTTGCCAGCCGTCGCAATAGTGGCAAGTTTGGTATCAACAATCGCGGCACTGGCATTAATGTCAGCGTTAACGATTACGCCGCTAGCAATAGCAGTTACACCCGTGTTGCTGATTGTTACATCACCTGTTACTGCCGTGCTAGTCGCTACGTTTGCGCTGCTGCCTAATACAATGTTGCCGCTAGTTAGCGTGGCGAGTTTGCTGTAAGCAATAGCAGCGCTGGCATTAATGTCAGCGTTAACAATCGTTCCATCTAGCAACATCGTGCTAGTAACACTGCCCGTATCGCCTGTTGTTACTACGGTGCCAGTTGTATCTGGCAGTGTGATTGTCCGATCTGCCGTTGGGTCTACTACCGCAAGAGTAGTCTCAAATGTATTTGCGGTAGAGCCTTCAAAAGTTAAGCTGCCAGCAGTGCCAATCTCTAAGTTGCCTGTTACTGTACCGCCTGCTACGGCAAGTTTATCTCCATCAAGTTCTTGAATAGCATCTTGAACATTGACCGCGACAATGCTACCGGCAGGTGTAAAACTGATATTGTTAGCAGTCTGTGCGGTAACTGTCTGCGATACATCAATCTCAGTCCAGGTAATACCATTAGATAACAAAATATCTGGCGGTGATAGCGCTACATGTGGCGCGTTGCCCGTAGTAATAGTGCCCGCTTCAGCTACTACTAAGTAATAACGACTGTTACCTGCGGCTGGAGCAGGCAGTGCCTGACCTATCGCCAAACCAATTGCTGTACCTTCCACTGTGACGCTACTGATTAAACCGGTGCCACTACCTAGTGAGGCATCGAATGTACCGGCAAATACAATCTCACCAACCGAGATACCAATTGGCTGGAATACGTTCCCGTCCCAAAGTGCAAGATCGCGGCTGAGAGGGTTGAAAAAGAACTGCCCAATATAATCAGCAGTTGGTTGAGTGTCACCAATTTTAGTAACTGCATAGTTGGCAACTTTTGCGCCTGTAACTGTATTAGCGCCAATACGCGCAATATCTAAACTGCCGCTTGTAATCTGTGTTGCTGCAAGGTTTGGAATGTCAGCAGCAGTTAATGCGCTGCCGCCAGTTGCAATACCTTTTGAGTTAAATGTTGCTTTTGTATAAGTGCCAGCGGTAAGGCCGCCTTGTGTCGCTAATGATATCGTGCCAGTGCTAATACCAAAATCACTACCTGCAATAACACCGCCTAATACTGCATTAGTAGCAGCGCTAACATTCAAAATGCCGCTGCCATCTACCGTTAAGCCAGTGCCTGGCCTCACACCACCGATAACGCCACTGGTAGCAACAGGTAAATTAGCGCCAGTCAATGCCGTTGTAGCCGTTATATGACCTTGCGCATCAAACGTGATCCCGCTTGTGGTGCCAGCGGTAATGCTATTGGTGTGGTTTAATACGCCGCCGCCGGTAACACTTAAGCCAGTACCTGGTGACATTGCCCCGACGGTGCCAGATACCGCAATCGGCAAATCCGCTGCGGCGATTGCTGCACCAACAGTGATATGGCCTCGGGTATCAACCGTCAGCTTTGTGTACGTGCCAGCCGTGAC